TCCATCGGGAGCAAGCCGGGGTATTGTCATTTGTTGTGGGCCAGGGATAGGACGGCGCAGCGCTCTTTGTCTGCGTCCCACCAGGCGCAACGGGAGCCGGGGCACAAATACATATCGTTCAAAGTGATACCACCGCTTGCTCGGCATCCACTCATAAGCAGAGGGCAAAATTTATAGTCGATAACTCCTGACGGATTTTCATCCATAGTCGCAGCCTCCAAATAGTCGTTTCATAGTCCTTTGACTTCCAAAAAGTTCCTGAAATAGTCGCTGATAGTCGTTTACTCCTCCACCACCACAGACCCGGCGATCCGCTCTTCAAGCTGCTTTTGGTCGGTTATAGTCCCTAGCGGATTGTTGGGAGTAAGAACAACCTCGGATTTGTCCACAAGGCCGTCATAGTTCTTTTGCCACCATACTAAAGTTACCGGATTTAGCTTGCCGTCGGCGCCCAACATTTCGCGGTAAGCGGCGCAAAATTTCTTAACTTTTTTAATGAATTCGGAGTGCGCAGAGCTGCGTGAACGCCCATTTTCCCAATCATACACTTCATCTTTGTTCAAGCCAAGTGCAAGGTATGTTACTTGATTGGTCACTCTAACATCATGCTCCGAACAATAGTGAACGAACTTCCAGAACCTATCTTCCAGAGCTTGAACATCGGACTTATCAACATCCCCCCAACTAAGGATAGTCGCAAGCACTCCGGCATACTTAGCATTGTCGCCGGGCTGAGTATGTACCCCGTTATCTCCAATCACAGGAGAGTTCCCGCCTCTTGGCTTCATCTTGCGCTTAACAAGTTCTTTCCCCTGATCCATAGTCGTATCATTCTTGTTCAGAGTTGTCACCCTCCTCCACGACATCAAATCTATCATCATGTCTCCATCCATAGTTGTAAGGTTTGATAGCGTTGCAGATCAAGTCTTTGCAGATGTTCATAAAGTCTTTTACCTGTTGCTCCGTTAGTTTTCCGTCTCCCCATGATTGCGCGGATTGCAAGGCATCACATCCAGAACAGGACCCATACCACGCAAAAGTCATGAGATAGTCTTCCGGGTCCGGCTGGTAGGAATTGAATGGAATCAGATAAATCAAAGTCCCTTGATAGTCGCCATCATCAATTTCGTGAACTCTGTCTATAAAAAGATTCTCATTGTCGAGTCGGCTATCATCATTATAAATCTTATCAAAGGCAATCTTTACAAAGTCTACATAGCTACATTCATTCAGATCATCTCTTGAGGACAGTTCTGTTCTGAGCTTATCCTTGTTTTTATCCCAGAGTTCTTTCATGATTTTTAACATTTAATCACCTACCTTCGCAAACCCAAACCTCTCTCGCGCTCTCTTTGCCATGTTTTCACGCTGTTCGTCCGACAGTTCCTTTGGAGCGCGGACTTTAATCCACTTCTTGGGGAAAGTATATTCCCTCATTCCTTCACCACTTCTAAGTAAAGTAATTTCTTTGTGTTTTTCGGCAAGTATATCTAAGCGGCGGATCAAGGCACAGTCCATCGTGTAGCAGGAGGCAAGAGGCCCTTCCTGATTGTAGTTGTAGATAGTTTCCATCTCATATTTTGTTAAGCCCATTACTTATTACTCCCAAACACAACCTTCATATAACCGTTTGTTATTTTTAAATTTTCTTAAAAATCCCCATTAAATCATATATTATGATATTTTATTTGTCAACCTCTAGTCCATGAATTTTTTTGATTGGCCGGTAATACTTCTCAATTGTGGCCCATCGTTCTCCACAAAATTGACATTTCCTGTGACGTTCTATTCTACCTCCCATAACCGTATGACTTCCATAAACAACTCCCTCTTTGCCGCAATTAGGGCAAATTCTAGCTGCTGTAATATTATCTGGCATCATCTACCTCCGCCAATGCGTTAAACTCGTCTCTGTTAAGCGGCTCCGTCGGTCTTTCCTGTGGTGCTAATCCTCGAACCCGCAACGCCGTTAAAATCGCATCTGTGTTAAGCCCCAAAAAAGTTGATAGCTGCCGCATAGAGTATCCTTCTGCACGTTTGAGTGATACCCACTCCCATTGCGCATCAGAATACATATCTCCGGGGAAAGGATATCTACGCACGATTTTCCATCTCCATAAACTTCCGGCACATAGCCGCCACCTGGATAGCCTCGCAGGCTGCGTTGACGGCGTATCTCTCTACACCGGAAATAAAATCTTCGCAGTCACCGTCTATACGGATTTCTCCCCATGCAAATGCCAAGTAAGAGTCCGTTTTTTCAACTTCCTCTTTTAGCTCTTCCGCTTCTTCCAGGATTACCGCATATCCCTCATGGACGCTGTGAAACTGCGGAAACCATTCATTAGCGGCGGAAAGCTCTACGGCTACCAGTTCCCGGACTTGATTCTCGATGGCGTTCATTGGTCGGCATCCTTCTTTCCAAAATAGTCTTTGAATGAATCTACGGCAATCTTATAAGTCCAAGCCGCTGTTTCCGCATTGTTATTCCGCATACCCAGCCTTTGAATCTGTCCTTCGCATTTCTCGACGGCACATTCTCCGCATACATTGGCTATGCAGTCTTTATTGCACTTCATCCGCACCCCTGGCGACCTCCTCATGCTGTCCGCCCTCCCCGTCTCGCCTGTTCCATTTTTCGGTGATGCTCCTGACCGCTTCGCCCATATCAAAGCAGCAATTCGCCATCGGGTTTGCATAAATGCGCGTTTCTAGTCCGCACTCTGTGCATACGATAGAAAACTCTGCAACAGAAACCATAGTATTCAGTCTACAGAGCATTACTTCTCCGCCGCAATGCGGGCAGTTCTTTAGCTTAAGCATGATTGCCCCCCTCCCCGTCGTGGATGGAACCGATGACTTCCCAATTACCGCCGTGAATGCAATATCCGCTTGTGTACGGTTCTCCCAAAAAACCCTTTTCTATGTCATCTTCCCATACAACTGGTTCGTCATAAACTTTATGCTTTCCGTAGTAATCGGTTTCTCGTCTTACAACATCCCCATCAAAAATCTTCTTCCCGTTCTTGTCGGTCAGACCGGTGTACTGGCAGACCGTGGAGGGGTCAACTTCGACACGTGGTCCTGTAATATCATGAACATCGCAAATCTCATGTACATCAAGCACACCTATTGGGCCTATGTAATACCCTTCCACCCATTCGCCATTATCCAGCCGCTTGGCTTTGAAAAGGATTTCTCTCATTGGGCACCTCCGATGATGTCATCCAACTTTACCGTTTCGCCGGGGCGAATGGATACTGCTCTTTCTGGAGCCCATCCATGCTCAATTCTTGCTCTAATCGTACAAGGTTTTATCCCATACTTCTGGGCGGCTTCAGAAATCGTCAAATGCTCCCCGAATACATCAATATATCTATTCGTTCTCCTGTTATTGGCCTGTTCCTTTATGGTTGCCCATTTACAATTCTCAGGACTATACGGACCGTCATTATTCTTTCTGTCAATAGTAAGGCCATTTTTATAGCCATTTTCAATCGCCCACTTTTGAAACGCCTTAAAGTCATTTTCCCAATCTGCACAAACTACAATTCCTCTCCCTCCATAGTTGTGGTAGCTATTCCTTTTTGGGTCAAGACACCGGCGTCTCATTCCTTTCCATATCTCGTATAGCCTTGTATCTGACATTCCGTGTTCTGTTTCTCTATCAATAAAAGTTTCAATTTTGTAGCACCCACAGCTTAATGTGTGCCCTCTTACCAAGTTGTTTGCCCAAACAACAACTTCTTTACCGCAGTCACATTTGCATTTCCAAAGCGTTCTATATTTTCGTTCTTTTGGGCTTCTACTTGTATCTCTTTCGATAGCCAGCAGCCTGCCAAACCTCTTTCCTGATAAATCAATCAATCTGCCCATTCACGTTCACCTCACAAATTCAGCGGCTTGTCCATGTTGGCCTCCTCCTTTTCATCCTCCACCACCTCGAACCCCATCAGGCGGGCGGCTTCGTGAGGATTGTCTGCCACATAAGCATAACAAGGGTGTTTCTGCCCTTTATAGACCTGAACAGATTCTTTGATTTGACAATCGTCACAGTCTTTCTTGCTGTCACAATAATGATTCATAGCGTTCAAAATCCCTATATACATTTCTCCCGTCTCAGGGTTCCGAAACTTCATGGTCGGTCTCCTTTCGCTGGCCGTAGGAGCAGAAATCGTCCTCATCCGGGTTTGTTAATCCATCTCGATGTGTACAATCCATAAGCCGATAATAAGTACCAAGGTCTTTATAATGCTTGCACTCCCGGCACCTGACCACAGGCACGGCGTCGATGGTGGGGGCCTCATCAATGCACTGTTTCAGCCAATCTCTGTCCTGCGCTCCGTCAGAAATATCCTGCTTTTCCCACTCTGCATAATATCGACCAATAGCTTTATCTGCATCAATCAGCCTCATGCTCGTCCTCCTTTTCCATGCGAGCGCCGCAGTAGGGGCAGTATTTTATCCACCGCTTTTCAAATCCTGACACGTTTAGTTTACACAGACTGCACGTATAAACAGGTGCAACTTTGCTTGATTGTAGATGCTGCTCCCATCTCCCGTGCCTCACCTCCGCAACGTCGGCGGCGGGGATGCCTTTGATTGCTCCGCCAATATTCCAAGCCACGGTATCGCCGCAATAGTCTGCCATTCTAAGCCGCTCTTCATATTCTTTCTGGCAGATATCAAGAGCCGCCGCCCTCTCTATGTACTCCTTCATCGCTTATTCTCCTTCGCAATGTAAAGTGCGATTTCAATAAGACCGAGTCCAAAAATAACAACTGCTGCTGACAAGTTAAGGGCGGGATTCCCATTCTCTTTTAGACCGAAATAAACATTCAGTGCCGCCAGAAAGAAATCCAGGCCAGCGAAAAATATCATTCTGAGCCTCCTCCTTTTTCATCCTGCTCCCTCCGTAGTGCAGCCTCGGCCTCCTTTGAAACTGTAAGTCCCATTTTACGGTAATACATAGACAGCGTATCAACGTTTATGCTGTTTCCTTCCGGTTTAGCTTTAACGTAAATTGGCCCGGAATATCCAGTACCTCTGATTTCATCAATCAGGAATTGCAACATCCGCTTTGAATGACCATTTCTTCGGTATTCCGGGTATACAAACAGCCCAAAAATGAGGTATGTCCCACCGTCCGAAACTGGCTTGTCTAAATCGTAGTAGCAGTAGCCGTACGGTGTATGAATAAAATTCATCATAGGTGTATTCATTCCGTGCCGTCCTCCTTATCCGCCTTGGCTAGCTCGTGGAGGCGGTCAAGATCGTACTCGTCGCCCAAGATGTCCTCAATAACTTTCAACCGCTCCCATATCTTTCGCTGAGAGCAATCCCCATTTTCGCAAAAGGACCCACCTCGCACTTCATTACACATAGCAATATCGCAAAAATTTCCTTCAAACGTTAACCGCTCCACGCTCATTCCTCCTTCTGGCCGCGCCACTTTGGATTGCAATATTCGCATGGCGTATCGGATGCTTTCGCACAGATTGCGCACGGCTCATTTCCGTCTAAAACATCTTGTACCATATAATTTTCTAGTTCCTTGATTGCAGAGTCTCTTTGATTTTCTACAATTTCAATACACCGCTTCACCTGTTCCAGCTCGGCCCGCAGCTGCTCGTTTTCGGCCCGGAGCGTGGAGAGGGTGGTGGCGCCATCAAGTGCAACGCCTCTTTTCAGGTCCTTCCCTTCAAAATATCCGTTTAGCTGCTCAATCAGTTTCTCAATGTCCATCAGGTGTCCACCTCCACTGGTTGCTTCATCCACTTCAATGCAGCTTGCCTGCACCCTTCATAAATCGGAATGTTTGGATAAGCACAGATGAAATTGCATACTCCGCCTTTTTCATGCTCACAACACTTACAAAAGTCGGCTCTGAGAAAAATGTCCGCCAGTTCCTCGTCGCTCATGGCCCGGATTTTATCTGCGTTTGTCATGTTTCATCCTCTCCCTCCGGCGGGCGGCGGTAAAACACCCAATGCGGGATTTCCTTTACATTGTAAATGCTACCTGCAGGTGTGATGATATGCCCATGCTGGCACAGACACCAGTACCCGTTCCCGCCCTCGATGGGTTTGCAGGCAACCCACACAGGCTCGTCCATCTCCCGCAGTTCCTCCAGCGTCAGCGGCTCGTTCGGCGGGGTGAGGGTGGGCATCTCCAAAGCGGCCAGAATCCCAGCAACAAATCCCGCATCATAGCCAAATACCCGCTGTACACTAAGCTGGTCTGCGTATTTTTCTTTTAAGGCACCCGCATCAATCCACGGCATCGTTCAGCGCCTCCAATCTCTCCACTTGTTTTTCCCATGCCCACGATGTAAGCGGCGTTCCGCACTTTGGGCAGTAAACAAACCCCTTTTCAATCCAAGACGGCCAGTTAGCTTGATCTCGGCATTTCTCACATCCTGTCCACATCTTCTCCACCTGCTCCCGGCTGACGGGGCGGAGGGCGTTTATTGCCATTTTGCAGGCTTCGTTGGATGGCGCATCTGCATAGCTGTCGCTCTCCATGTAGTATTTGATCTCAGCAATCGCTTCTTCCCGTGTCATGCCCATGGCTGGGCCTCCTTTACTTCGATACCCAGCCTCTCCATCAGGTCAGGAATTTCCACATCTCCTACAACCTCATCTTTCAGCTCGACAATCTTCTCGTGATTTGCGGGGCCACCCCGTATCCAGTCGAATGTGTACACCATAGTTTTCTGCCTCTTGTTGTCAATGTCGATATGCACAGCCTTTCCGTATCGCAACCCGTTTCCGTCAATCCGTTCCGGTTCTAACATAAAGCTAATGTATTCCACTCCATTTCCATCAACAGCGGAATGGGTGTAGTCGTATCCGAAGCTCATTCCATCCCCTCCAGCATCTCCATCTGCTCAAACTCTGGCGCTCTTGTCGCCGGTTTAATCATTTCTTTTACTGCCTTTTGATAGAAATTCCGGTCAACCTCGAACCCATAAGAGTTTCGCCCCAGCTCATAAGCGGCCCGAAGGGTGGCCCCACTACCAGCACACGGGTCAACCACAATATCCCCCGGATCTGTAAAGACTTCGATTAACCGCTTCAGCAATCCAACGGGCTTTTGTGTTGGATGGATTTTGGGGTAGTCCTTGGCACTGTCCCTGTGCCATTCAAACCAGTTAAATACCATATGGCCGTTATTGCGGAATTTTGGCAGTTTGTTTCGGTACAACACGATGGCAAACTCTGTGGCACCAACGATCTTCATATTGGCTTTCAAAACCTGCGCGGAATAGTTCTTGACGAAGAACAGGGGATAGTTATGTAAAAAGCCATATCGCTTTCCATAGTCAATCACTGTCTGCATCTGTTCAAATGCGCAGAATACAATCATGGCCGGGGCCTGTCCCTTTTCTTTTGGCTCTTTTTTCAAGAGACGGTTGCAAAAATGCATATATTCCGCAATTTTGAATGTCCCATCTGTGTGGAAGAAACTCTGCTTTGCCAGTTTGCTCTCCCCATTTTTGTTGTCTCCGCCCTGATACCACACGGGATTGCTGGCATAGGCATCCGCTCCGATGTTATACGGGATATCTGCAATCACAAGTTGGGCCTTTGGGATGTTGTACCGCTTGAAGTTTTGAAAATTATCGTGATATAGTTCAATCTTTGGCATCCAGCATCTCCATCTCCTCCGCGCTCAGAATCGGTGCGCGGGTGTTCCATTTTGCGATAACCTCCGCTTCGGTTTTACCGTAAATTGTTACGACGTCACAAGTTTCATTGCAGAAATGTATGAAACACCATTTTCCGAGTTGAAACTCATTCAGCATAAGGGTGTCTTTTTCGGCTTGTCTGTCTATTGTGGCTCCGCACATAGGACACGGCACAAGCACCCCCGCATCCGTCAGCCGCTTGGCCGCCTCGTGATCGCCCAGCAGGGCGCGCTTTTCATCCGTCATAGTCCTAAATCCTCCCATGTGATCTGTCGTTCTTCCAGGTCAAACCTGGACTCCATGTAAATGATGTTGTCATCTGTCCAGAACCGCCCAGGGAAAGCAACGTTTTCCACGTGTTGGAGCTCTAAGAGCTTATCCCATAGCTCCCTATGGTGTGCCCGCAAATGTCGGAACTCATTGTCACTGGCATTTGGGCAGAAGAAGCA